TTATCCAAGGAAATGATCAGTATACCTTTTCAACAAGGTTCAAGACACAGAAGATTGATGGTGAAGCATATATTGATAATGCTAGGTCACCATACATATGTATTTTAGTTAGTAATTATACGGGTAATGGAGCAACTAATTTTAAAGTTACTCAGTCGTATAATCTTAGTTTTAGTGCGGATGCTATTTAATTGTAATGTCAACTATACCTAAGCGTAAGCGCTTACGTCAATGGTTGCTTGTACTTGTACACAATGTGAATAAAATAAAGGGAACAGGGCAGGGGGGTTAGTATTACCCCCCCTGCCCTACATCCCATGTTGGGCTATATAACAACTTGTTGTGTTACTTCATTCATTCACAATGCCATCGCAAAACCAATCCTTCCACTGGTGCTTCACTCTTAACAATTATGTCGAAGAGGAAGATGTGCCCCGCATCACAGGCTGGTGCGAAGAAGAAGCCAAGTACTGGATCATCGGTCGAGAGACCGGTGAATCTGGAACCCCTCATCTGCAAGGATACGTCTCGTTACGAAGACGGCGTCCTTTCTCTTATGTTTCAGGTAAGCTCTCATCTCGGGCACATATCACGCGGGCAGCAGGTACTGCTCGACAAAATCGAGCTTATTGCAGCAAAGATGGAAACTTTGTCGAAGGAGGTGAAATTAATGAAGGGAGAACCCGAAGGGATAAAGATGAAGTCGCCAGATCGTTCATGGCTGCCGTCCAACTCGGAGATAGAGGAGTGGTTGACTTCGCCGATTCCGAGCCCGGAGCGTGGATCTTTAACGGATCTAACATGCTCAGAAACGCCCTTCAGCTTTACCCCCCTATTGAACGAGCTGACATCTCCGTTCGATGGATCCATGGACCTCCAGGAGTGGGAAAAAGTAGATTGGCTCATGCCACGCTACCAGGAGCTTATATCAAAGAGCCTAGAACAAAGTGGTGGAATGGATATCTCTGCCAAAAAGAAGTCATTATAGATGACTTTGGTCCTAATGGTATAGATATTAATCATCTGTTAAGATGGTTTGATCGATACAAATGTCTTGTGGAGAATAAAGGAGGGATGATAGCACTGTATGCTACAACCTTCATTGTAACTAGTAATTTCCATCCAAGGGAAATATTTAAGTTTGGTGATGAGGTTAATCCTCAGTTACCTGCGCTGGAACGCAGGATTGTAATCGAAGAAATGTAATAGCGTGCGCAGCACGCACCCATATGAATAATAAAGAGATACTTTATATCAAAGAGAGAATGAATTTATGAAAACTGGTCGGCGCTTCGCGTCTCGCATCGCGGTGGGCCCGGGTAGCGAAGCGGACCAGGGTTCCCACCGTCGTGCGGATGCGAGGCTGTAGCTGACACCGCCGGCCGGCCGGTGTCAGCGCGAAGCGCTGTCTATAAATACCCCGAAGGGGTATTAAAGTCATTTACAAAATGCCTGCCTTTAGGAAGAGAACCTATGCGTCTGCGTTCCGGCCGGGAGGTCGGATGCGTAAGCGCACAAGGTTTGCCAAGAGAAAATTTACAAGGAAAGGAGGAAGGAAGACTATCGATTTCACTAGTCTTAATACAAGAGGTCACGCAGTTGGTTTTAGAGGAAAGAAAACGTCAAGGAGGACTTATAATAAGCATATTTGGAATTCTACTATTTTTAAGCCTCATTACAGATCTGTTCTTACGGAAGATTTGAATTTGAGTACACCTGCAACTGGCACAGATGGAACTATCCAGTTCTTTAATATGTATCAATTTGCTGCTGGTGGTTTTGGTACTGCTGCGGGAGGAGCAAGAGAGATTGATGTTGGTGCTGGAGTACCTGTGTTTGAAGAGTCATCATTCATATTAAGAGGAGGAAGATATGAAATAACAATTGCTAATTTAGATTCAAGTGATATTAGAGTTAAACTATGGAGGATAACTACAGGAAATAATCCTGATTTTAGTATAGTAGGTGCAACAGAAGATGCCGCGTGGGATCCGTCTGTCACACCTGACTTTTTCGTGAAAGTCGGTAAGCCATTCATGTCACGAGAGGTCATTATCCAAGGAAATGATCAGTATACCTTTTCAACAAGGTTCAAGACACAGAAGATTGATGGTGAAGCATATATTGATAATGCTAGGTCACCATACATATGTATTTTAGTTAGTAATTATAC